GGAGCGACTATAGATTTAACTGTAACTTCAGGTCATCAAAATTCGCCTGACACTCCTTCGCAAGCTTCACAAGTAGCTGCAAAATATGCTTCTGCAGGTTTTGTATTATCAAATGATCCTACTAATTCTCCAGTGATATTTGGAATGGGTGGATCTAGTGCAAAACATCCAAACGCTCAAACACCAGGTGGTCCAGGTAATCCAGGGGCAATTAAAATTTTTGAAAACTTTATTAGTTAATTATGGCTTATTTACTTTTTAATGAACATAACGAGTTACAACAAATCGCTAAAGAGGAAAACGATTTTAATGTAACTAGAGGTAACCTTGATCATTATAAAGGTCTAGGTAAGCTTAAGACTGTTTCTGCAGATGATTACAAAGCTATTGTTGCAGGTGAAAAAAAAGCTACACTTACAGACGACAATGTAGTTTTAACAGATGTGGCTGATAGAGTTTTTTCATATGATCAGGAAGGTTTTCAAATTGCAGTTAATGAACAATTAGAATTAGTGAATAATTTTTTAGAAACATGGGCAGGAAAATTAGATACCTCTGATTTTTCAGGTCTTAAAACAAGAATTAATAACTACAAATCAGGTCTAGAAAATATTAACATTTCATCTATAAGTTTCCCAATAACAACAGATTTCTTTAGATATTGGTATGACAATCAATCTTCAGAACCTTTTCCAAGCGGTTATTTACATTAAATCAGAAATATTGTAAAAGACAATATGTCATTGAAAGATTACATAAGAGTCTATCCTCTTATAAAAGATCCTGTAATTTTAAGTAAACTTATAAGATTTTTGAATAAAGCCTATGCAACAAATATGTTTGAACAGGGGGGTTTAGGAAAAGTTAATCATCAAGATAAAAAAATAAGAGACGTTAATATTTTAGGATTAAATAATTTAAGTA